GCCCGCGCGCGAAATTTCGCCCAAGGATCCGCGAAACAGGACCCGGCGCCAGGAAATGTCGGTCCAGTCCACCTCCCAGATGGTCAGCGCGGCGCCGTCATAGCGCCCCGCCAGAATATCCGCCTCGGTCAGGCCGGCGTCCGACAAGGCGCCCGCGGCTTCGGTGTTGTCCACCGCCAGCCCCGTGGCCTGCACGATCGCGCTGGCGCTCATGCCCGTTCCGGCGTGGAAGATCACGCCGCCAAAGGCCAGATCGCGGTCATGATCGGTGAAACCCATGGTCACCCCGTCGCCACGGACCAGGGCCCAGACGCGGGCGCGTGTGGTGGTCAGATCGCTCATTCGCGCACCTCGATCACCGGCACCTTGGGCACGTCACCGGCCTGAAAGCTGGCCACCGACACCTGGATCAGATCGGTGTCGAACCGGACCGGGACATCGAACTCGAAGCCCACCGTGACCTCGGCCCCCACGGCAGGCGGCACCCTCAGCGCGACCGCACCGCTGGCCTGGTCAAGCGTCCAACCTTCGCCTTCGGTCAGTTCGGTCCCGCCGACGCCGACCCGAACGGTTCCGGCGACCGGCCGGGTGATCTGGCGCGCGGTCTGCCAGTCCCCGGACACGTAGGTCTTGGTCAGCCCGAAACCGACCCTTGCCCCATCGCCAAAGCCCAGCGACTGATCCAGCGCCGATACATCGCGCGAAGCGGGGCAGGATTTGAAATCCGCCCAGTCCTTCCAGCGAAACCCGTGCAACATGCCTTGCCGCGCCTCGAAAAACGCGATCAGCCGCTCGACATCATCCAGCGATCGCAGCCCCAGCCCGGCGTCATAGCGCCGGCGGGCCTGCGCCCAGGGGGTGTTGCGCTCCTCGTGACCGCTGGCCAGCGTCACGATCTCGGTGCGCCTTTCTGGCCCGCCGAGCGAGCCGAAACTCAGGTTCGAGGGGAAGCGGATGTCATGAAATGCCATGGCTCAATAATTCCTTTGCCCACGCGCCAGAAGGCGCTGCATCTGCGCGGCGATCTGCGTCTGGCTGCGCTGGAAGCCGGCGACATCCGGGGTGGCGATGTTGATCGTCACATTGACCGTCTGCCCGCCGCCGCCGGACCGCACGCCCAAACGGCCATCCGCGCCCCGCGCGAGCGGCAGGATCGCCTCGGGTCCGGCTTCGCCCATCAACCCGGTTCCGCCCCGCATGGGGAAGCTGACGGGGGACGACACCACACCGCCCTGCGCGAAGGGCATCACCCGGCCCTGGCTGAACGATGCACCCTGCGCGAAGGGCAGAACGCCGTTCATGGCGCCGGTGATGACCGACGACAGCGCCCCGCCCAGGGCGGATTGCACGGGGCGCATGGTGGCAGAGTAGATTGCATCCGAGATCGAGCGCCCCAGCGAGCGCATCGCATCCGACAGGCGCATCCCGTCGAACACCACACCATCGAAGGCACGGCGCAACCCGCCGCCCAGCGACCGGGACAATCCGGCCATCTCGCGGTTGGTATCGATCAGGCTGCGGCCCATATCCGCCAATCCGCTGTCCAGGCTGGCCACCATGTCGGTGGTCGCCGCCATGCGCGTTTCCAGTTCGCTCAGTTGCGTGCCCAGGTTATCCATCGCTGGCATTGTCTGCCCCCTTTTCGCGTGGCGGTGCGTCGGGATACTGGCGCAGCAGGCTTTCCAGCCGGTCGCGCGTGAATCCCGACCCGGCCGCCTGATCGCGGCCCAGCATCACCATCAGTTCAATCGGTGTCAGCGCCCAGAATTCGGCAGGGCGCAGGCCAATGCCATGCAGGCCCGCCTGCATCAACCCCGGCCAGTCCAGTGTCGCGCGCGTGGTCACGTCGCCTCGTCCGGCAGCGCGAAGGCCAGCGCCAGCAGACGCGCGGCAACCCGCGCGGCTTCGACAGCACCGCCCTGGATGTCGGCGTTCAGCAGCGCCTGCGCGCTCATCGCATGACCACCGCCATGCAGCCCCGCCAGGATCAGTGCCATCACGTCCCGCGCCGAAAACCCCCCGGTTTCAAACCGTTCGACCAGCGCGACCAGGCTGTCGGCGCCCAGCGCGCCTTCCAGTTCGGCCAGCGCGCCCAGCGTCAGCTTCAGCACGTGCCGCTCGCCGTCGATGACCAGCGCCGCCTCTCCGGTATAGGGGTTGCCCATCAGGCCACCGGCGGGATGTAGTCAACCGGCGCCTCGGCCGGTGTCGTGGCCTCGACGAAGCCCAGCGCCCCGGCCGAGGCCAGCGTCATCTCATACGTCGCCTCGCCGTTGTAGGATCCCGCATATTCGATGCCCGAGATCTGGAACGGCCCTTCCACCGTGCCGAAATCCGGGATGATCACCTGAAAGGCGGGGATTTCACCGTTGAAGAACACGGCCCGCGCCCGTTCATCCGTCGCCGCGTCCCGAAACACGCCCGAGCCCGAGATCGACGCCGCCTTGACGCCCGCGCCCGCCAGCAGTTCACGCCAGCCGCCCAGGCTGTCCAGGCTGGTGACATCCACCGTTTCAGCGTTGAAACTGATCCGCGAGGCGCGCAGCCCCGCGATGGTTTCAAACTGACCGGCGCCGGTCATGTCCATCTTGATCAGCAGATCCTTGCCGCTTTGCACCGCCATGTCGGCACCTCCTTGTTTTGATTTCAGCTTTCGACGCGCACGCGGAACCGCAGGTCGATGCGACGGACCGCGCCGCCCTCGACCCGGCGCGCGCGCGCCTGATGGAACCAGATCGCCACGACCCGCCCGGTGGCGAGCACCGGCTGCGTGTCGGGCAAGACCTGGGAAATTCGCGCCGCCGCGTCCTTGGCGGTCATGAAGCCCGCCGCGTCCGAAACCACGCTGATGACCACGCGATGCTCGGCCCCCGGGCCGGTCACGTCCGAGCGGTCGATGACCTCCTCGGTGCCGATCACCCCATAGGTGCCCTGCGGTGTGCCCGGTTCGGGCGCGTCATGGATACCGCCGGGCAACAGCCCCATCAGCGTGGCATCCCCGGTCAGCGCACCATACAGCGCCTGCTGCAACGCGCTTGCCGCCTGATAGCTCATGCCGGCACCTCCTCCTCGACGTGGCAGACCAGGAACCCGCCTTGCGGATCGGCTTCGCTGACGGCCAGAATGGTGAATATCCGCGTGCCCTCGCGCAGACGCTGATCCGGGCGCGGGCGCTGCGGGCTGCCTTGCGGCGCCGCGCGCATATAAAGGCGGAACCGCATGCGCCCCTCGGGGGCGATAGCGCCGCGTTGCTCGGTGCCTGAACCGGCCCGCAATTCGGCCCACAGGGTGCCCAGCGCCTGCCAGCTGGTGGCATAGCCCCCCGCGCCATCGGGCGTGGTTACCGCTTCCTCCAGCACCATCGGTCGGTTCAGGACATAGCGCATCAGCGATGCCCCCCCGCCGTCACCCGAACCGGGGCCCAGCGCGCCAGCAGCGCCTGAATCCCTGTCGGAAGGCCCGCATCCCCTTCGGCACGATGCTCGTAATACTGCGCGGCCAGCAGCATCACCGCCTGCCGCAGATCGTCCGGGACCGCATCCCAGATCGCGCCGAAACCGGCGGTGAATTCCACCTCGACCTTGCCTTTGGCGGGCACCATCGGCAACACCGCGCCGGTGGCCGCCAGTTGCGGGCGGTGGCGGTCCTCGACCAACCGATACCTGGACGGATCGACCACCGACGGCGCGCCGGTCACGTCGCGCAGGGTGACCGCGATCACCGCGCTGACCGGCGCGACCGGCAATGCCTGCGCATCGGTCCAGCGCCAGCGTGGCAGCGTCAGGCGAAAATTGCGGCGCATCAAGGCCTTGCCGGTGCGCGCTTCGATAGCCGCAATGGCCGCGCGCAGATAGTCCAGCAACAGCGGATCGCCGCTGGCCTCATCAGCGAACCCGGCCCCCAGCCGAAGATGCGCCCGAAAATCCACGACCGGCAGATCGGCGTCATTCACGGTGGTTGTCTCGATCAGGTCCATGCGTGCCTCCTGTGTTCACTGTCCGGCCTTGGAATCGGCGCAGGCGCTTCCCCGCACCGCTCGCACGGATAGGGAGCAGCCGGACGATGCGGGGCCGCATCCCGCCAACGGGAAGACATGCCGCGCCTGCGCCGTCACCGGACCAGCCCCGCCCGATGGGGCTGATCCAATCTCAACCTGGCTTCAGGGCCTTACGACACCGCGAATTTCAAAAGCTTGATCGCGTTGAAGTCGGTCACGTCGCCGCCGACGCGCTTGGTGGCATAGAACAGCACATGCGGCTTGGCGCTGAACGGGTCGCGCAGGACGCGCAGATCCGGGCGTTCGGCCACGGTGTAGCCGGCGCGGAAATCCCCGAACGCAATCGCATGGGCATCGGCGGCGATGTCCGGCATGTCCTCGGCGATCAGCACGGGATAGCCCATCAGGCGCGCGGGCTCGGCCGCAGCCAGGCCATCGGACCACAGGAACCGGCCATCCGCATCCTTCATCTTGCGCACGGCACCCGCGGTTTTCGAATTCATCACGAAAGCCGCGTTGGCACGGTAGCCCGCCTCCAGCGCATAGACCAGATCGACCACCGCATCGGCCGGGTTAACGGCATCGAAATCGCCCGCCGTGCCGGTCGCCACATACCCCAGTTGACCCCAGATTTCGGTGCCATCCGCAACAATGGTGTGGTTCAGAATGCCGCGCGGCTTGTCAACACCATCGCCCGAGATGAACGCCGCCGCTTCGGCCCGCGCGAATTTCTGCGCGATACGATCCGCCAGCCAGCCCTCGACATCAAAGGCGCTATCCTCCAGCAGGCGCTGGCTGGCCTTCGGCATCGCCGACAATTCGTGCAGCTTGATCGAGATCCGATCGATCGCCGCCGTGCCGGTTTCAGCCACCGGCCCGGCCTCGACCGCCCAGCCCGAGCCGACATCGCCGTGATCCACCAGCACATCGAACGAGCCCGCCTCGACCTGCACAACGCTGGCAATCGCCCGGACCGATGCCGAGGAATACAGCACCCCCTGGATCCGCTCGCTGGTCTGCGGGTCGATCAGATAGCCGCCTTCGGAACTGACGGCGGTATTCAGGCCCTTGCCTTCCAGCACCAGCCCGCGCAGCGCGTCATCGTCGCCGTTGCGCAGATAGGCGTCAAAGGCTTTCAGATGCAGGCCTTCGCCAGCATCGGCTTGCGCCAGCACGGGGCGCTTGGTCGGGGTGTTCTGTTTACGGTCCAACATGGTCAGTCGCTCGTCCTGTTGTTTCAGATTGCTCATCACGTCAGCGCGGAAGGTCTTGATTTCGGTTACGAAACCCTCCATCGCCATCTTTAGCTGCATGGCTTCGCCCTCCGGCTCAAACGCCGCGCCCTGGTCCTGCCCCGACGAATGCCGGGGATCGGGAACTTCGCTGCTCATCCTGCGTGTCCTTTCCTGAGTGCCATGGTTGCCCTGGCCATTGTTCCGGCAGGCCGCACCACGGCACCCGCCCACACCGCGCGGGCAACACCCCGCACGCCGTTCCCATCATCGACCGATGTCATCCCCGCAGGGCCCGTCGTGCCGCATCCAGCCCCTGCGCCAACAGCCCCAGCGCACCCGGCGCGCCGCCGTCGCCGTCGCCCTTGGCCGAGACACGGGCTACGGGCAGCATCGGAAACGTCACCAGGGACACTTCCCACAGATCCAGTTCGATCAGCTTGCGCCCGCCCTGCGGCAGCTTCTCGGCGCGCACGGTGCGGTAGCCGATCGACAGCCCGTCAACCGCCCCCGCCTGCATCAGCGCCAGGGCTTCGCGACCCTTGGCGACATCGCCCAGCAACCGGCCCGAGACACGCAACCCGTGCGCGTCCTCGACAACCTCGTCCCAGACGCCGATCGGCTGGCCCTGGTCGTGCTGCCACAGCATGCGCACACGCCCGCCCGTCGATGCCATGCGCGCCAGACTGGCGGCATAGGCGCCGGGCATGACGATATCGCCCCCCCGGTCCCGCACCCCGAAAACCGAAGCATAGCCCTGGATCTTCGATCCTTCCGACACAGCCACACCGGGTTGCGTGAATTTGAATTCCAAATCGATCATCGCCATCCCTCAGATCCGAGTTGCCAACAGGGCCAGCGCCCCATGCAGGATCACGCCCGACGCCACCCCGTAAACCGCCAGCCAAAGTCGCCGCTCCAGCCGTTCCAGTGTTTCCTCGATACGCCCCAAGCGAAATTCCAGCCCCGCCCGACGCTCGGTCTCCACGCGTTCCTGTGCGTCCAGCCGCGCCTGCGTCAGATCGAAACTGTCATACAGGAACCGAGATCCCCCGACTGCGCGACGCTGGGCGTTCATGCACCCTCCGACAGTGGCGGCAGGCCCAGCAGTGCACGCTTTTCGGCGTCGCTCAGGAAGGCCGCGTCAGCGACACGGCGCCAATGCTGATCGCGCTCGACCGCCAGCGCCGGCACCTGATCCAGATCGGGCCTGATCGACAGCGCGCTGCCCGCATGGCCCGACAACCAATGCGCCAGCGAATCGGTCACCTTGGCGGCCAGCGGCAACACGGTCAGCCGGAAGAAACCGCGATTGGCCTCCTGGTAATTGGCATAGGTCGCGTCGCCCGGAATCCCCAGCAACATCGGCGGCACCCCGAAGGCCAGCGCGATCTCGCGCGCTGCGGCCTCCTTGGTCTTGTGAAATTCCATGTCCGAGGGGCTGAACCCCATCGGTTTCCAGTCCAGCCCGCCCTCCAGCAGCATCGGCCGGCCGGCGTTGCGGGCCCCCTGGTGATGCAGCTCCATTTCGGCCTGCAACCGCTCGAACTGCTCGGGCGTCATGGTCGATTGCGCATCGTCGCCGCGAAACACGATCGCCCCCGAGGGCCGCGCAGCGTTGTCCAGCAGCGCCTTCGACCATTTGCTCGCGCTCGAATGCACATCCAGCGCGGTGGCGGCGGCTTCCAGCGGGGACAACCCGTAATGATCGTCCAGCGGGTGATAGGCCCGCACATGGCAGATCGGCCCGGCGCCGTCCTGCATCTGGAACCGATGCTTGCGCCCGCCCACCGCGTATTCATAGGCCGCAGGCCAGCCATCGGCCCCGGGAACCACGCTCATCCGGTCCGAACGCAGCACATGCAGCTCAACGGGAAGGCCCGTCTCTGACCCGGCAACGGCCTCGATATAGGCACTGCCCGACAGCAGGATCTGCGCATAGACCGCTTCCAGGAACTCGGCCCGCCCCTGCGCCGGGTTCGGGCGCCGCAGCAGCGACAGCAACGGATGCTCGTCATAGCGCCGCTCGGCGTCCTGCAACACCAACGGCAACGCGGCGGCGGCTTCGGAAATCAGCCGCACGGCGCGAAAGCCCACGGGATTGCCCTGAAAGCCCGCCCGCGTCAGCGACACCGTATCGCGCGCGGTCCAGCGCGGTTGCGTCGCCGCCTGAACGGCGGCCATGCGGCCCAGACCGCCCGCTGTCAGAGGCCCCACGGCCGAGGCCTTGCCCTCGGTCGCCACCTCTGCCTTGCGAAAGAAATCGAACATGCACCTGCCTCCTTGTCGCGGGGCGCCGGTTGATGCCCGGTGCCTCGGCCTTGCGAACACTTATCGCCGCAATGTCTTGCCGTTTGGCGCAGCCGCCGCACGGTGCCCGGTCGCCCGCGCAACACCGCCAACAAAACGGGGGGCCGAAGCCCCCCCTGAAACCGCGTCACCATGCGCGCTCACAGCACCCGCATGCGCGGTGTGCGGCGCCGCGCGGCAGGCTCCAGCATCAGCGTGTGCAGGGCCCAGACCAACGCATCCAGCCGGTCCGGGCTTCCGCTGCCCCGATAACCCTGCGCGGTCATCTGTGCCATCTGCTCCTCCAGCGCCTCGAGCCCGCGCGCATGGCGCACCCGCCCCTGCTCGTATAACGCAGCCACCGGCTCTGCCCGGGCCAGCTTGCCATGCGTCGCCCGCACCGCCTTGTAGGGCACCAGCGGATCGACCTGCCGCAGGACGCTGGCCACCAGATCGCCCCCTTGATTGACCTCGGCGATCAAGCGGTCCGCGCCGTGTCGCCCCATCGCATCGATCGCCGCCCGCGCCCATTCCGACGGGCTGCTGGCCCGCACGCTGGCGTCCTCGAGCACATAGGCCCGCCAATCGGCCACCGGCCCCCGCGTGACCGCGCCCACCACGACAATCCCGCACAGATCCGACCCGGCATGACCGGTAACCGCCGGATCGACGGCCACCACCACCCGGTCCAGCTCGGGCACCCGTTCGACCTGGCAGTTCTCCAGCAACGCGCCGGGAAACAAAGACCCCTCGGCATCGGCCAGCATCACGCCGTCCAACTCCTGCCGCCCCAGCCGCGTGCCGCCATAACGCGCCTCGATCTCGGTCAGGAAACTGTCCGCCAGCCAGGCGCGGTTCGCCTGGGTCGCGGCTTGCGTCACCACCGTTGACGGGCTGTCCAGCAGCGCGATCAGCCGATCCTGCCGCCGCGGCGTGGTGGTCACCACGCAACGCGGATCCTGCCCCAGACGCAGCGCGAATTGCAGCATGTCCCAGACCTCGTCGGCCTTTTTCCACTTGCCCAGTTCATCCGCCCAGGCGGCGTCGAATTGCGGGCCGCGCAGCGCCTCCGGCTCGCTGGCCGAAAAGCATTGCGCCACCGCGCCATTCGGCCAGACCAGCCGCCGCCGCGTGGCCTCCCATTTCGGGCGTCTGTCGGGGGGCGAACTGGCGATGATCCCGCTGTCGCCGAAGACCATCACATCGCGCACCTGATCGTAGGTCTCGCCGATCAAGGCCACGCGCCGGGCGCGCCCCTGGTCGCGCGGACCGGCCCCTTCGACCTGGGTCCGCACCCATTCGGCCCCCGCGCGGGTCTTGCCCGCGCCGCGACCGCCCAGGCACACCCAGCTGCGCCAATTGCCCGCTGGCGGCAGCTGGTGCGGCTGCCCCCAGAATTCGAACATCCACGGCAACGCCAGCAGCGCCGCGTCACTCAGCCCGGTCAGAAAGTCCGCTCGCAGCGTTGCTGGCGCGCAGGCGATCCAGTCTGCCTCGGACCTCGGCCCTGGCGGACTCGAGATCCAGCTCTCCGGTGACATCTCCATGATCTTGCTCGAACTTTTCAAGTTTTGCGCGTTCACTGAACACCGCCTCCAACCCTTTGCGCAAACCGGCGACAGCGGCAGAGAGATCCTTTGCCGCCCCCAGTTTGCCTGCCCTGATATCCGCAATCATGTCGTCCAGCGCCGTGCCGGCAGCCCAAAGCTGCCGCTCGGCCTGCGCCACAAGATCGCGCCGATCCTCCACCCCCGATGAACAGGGTTTCTTGTTTTTCATGCGTGTAACCCGCTGTTTCGCCACTCCGTGCGAGGGAAACGGAAAAGCGGCGACAGGTTGCCCCGCGCCGCTTGCCCAATTCTTCCAGCTTGCCAAGGACACTACACCCTAACGCGCGCAATGTCAAGAATTTCGCCTCTTGCGTGTATCGTCAGATCCCTAAAACCTTACTGATTTTGATCCGCTTCGATCTGCCGCCACAACGCCACGTTGCGGTTATGTTCAGCCAGCGTCGCCGCAAAGGCGTGCCCGCCCGTGCCATCCGCCACAAAGAACAGAAACTCCGTTTCCACGGGATTCAGCACGGCCTCGATGCTGGCGCGGCCCGGATTGGCGATCGGCGTCGGCGGCAATCCGTCGATCTGATAGGTGTTGTAAGGCGTTCGCGCGTTCAACTCGGAGCGGCGCAAGCCCCGCCCCAGGATTCGCCGCCCCAACGTGATGCCATAGATCACCGTCGGGTCGGTTTGCAGACGCATGGGCGCACGCAACCGGTTGATGAACACACTCGCCACCACCGGGCGCTCCTCGGCAAGACCGGTTTCCTTTTCCACGATCGACGCCAGGATCAACGCCTCGTCCGGAGTGGCCAGCGGCAAGCCTTCAGCGCGCGATTCCCAGGCGGCGCTCAGGGTCGCCACCTGCCGTGCCTGCATCTCGCCGATCAGTTCCAGTCGGTCCGCCCCGCGTCGCACCTCGTAGCTGTCGGGTGCCAAGGTGCCCTCGGCCGGATCTTCGTCGATGGAACCGGTCAGGAATTCGGCATTCGTCAACGCAAACCACACCTGGTAGCTGGTCGTCCCTTCGGCAACGGCGATCCGGTAGCGCGTATCGGGCAATTCGGCAATTTGCTGGTATCGCTCTGGCAAGGCTTCGGTTTCCAGCGGCAGGGTCATGACCTCGCCAAACCGGCTCGTCACCGGGTCCAGTTCGCGAAGCTGATACTCGGTGTTCGTCACACCCACCCGAAGAACGATCTCTGTGCCACAGGTCGAAGCCCCGCCGCGTGTGACAATATCCAGAATCTCGTCCATCGACGCGCCAGCGGGCACCAGATAGGATCCAAACCGCAGCCCCCGGTCGCGCCCGTCATACTGGGCGCCGACGCGAAACAACATGCCGCTGGAAATCGCGCCCTCCGCCTGCAATTCATCAGTCACGCCGCGCAGATTCGCGCCGCGATCAACGCGAAAACAGATCGCCTGTTCCAGCGGCCCCTGCGCCACGAAGGCGCGTTGGGCGATGCCCACCAGCCCGGCCAGAACCACCAGGCCGGCGATCAGCAATGTCAGCGCATTCGCCGCAATATGCCTCCACATCAGTCGGCAACCTTTCGCATGACCAGACAGGCATTGGTGCCGCCAAACCCGAAAGAATTCGACAAGGTCACGTCGATCCTGCGGTGGCGCGCCTCGTTGGCCGCCAAGTCCAGCTTCGGTTCCACCGCCGGATTGTCCAGGTTGATCGTCGGCGGAGCCACCTGATCGCGGATGGCCAGAACGCAGAAGATCGCCTCGACCGCACCCGCGGCCCCCAGCAAATGGCCGATCGACGATTTCGTCGATGACATCGTCGTCGCCGACGCAGCATCGCCCAGCAGGCGCTCGACCGCGCCCAGTTCGATGGTGTCCGCCATGGTCGATGTGCCATGGGCATTGACGTAATCGACATCCGCCGGCTCCAGGCCGGCCCGGTCCAGCGCCGCCGTCATCGCGCGGAACCCGCCATCACCGTCCTCCGCTGGCGCGGTGATGTGATACGCATCGCCTGACAATCCATAGCCGACGACCTCGCAATAGATCTTCGCGCCGCGCGCCTTGGCGTGCTCGTATTCCTCCAGCACCACGACCCCGGCACCCTCGCCCATCACGAACCCGTCGCGGTCACGGTCATAGGGGCGGCTGGCGGTTTGCGGGCTGTCGCCGCGCTTGGTGGATAGCGCCTTGCAGGCGTTGAACCCGGCGATGCCGATCTCGGAGATCGGGGCCTCGGCACCGCCCGCGACCATCACCTCCGCGTCGCCCCACTGGATCAGACGTGCGGCATCGCCAATCGCGTGGGCCCCGGTCGAACAGGCCGTCACAACGGCATGGTTGGGGCCCTTGAAGCCGTAGCGAATGCTGACCTGGCCGGAAATCAGATTGATGAGCGCGCCCGGAATGAAGAACGGAGACACCCGCCTGGGGCCCCGCTCCTTGATCAGAACGGCGGTCTCGGCGACGGTGGACAACCCGCCGATCCCCGAGCCCAGCAACACGCCGGTGCGCAGACGGCTCTCTTCGTCCTCGGGCATCCATCCGGCATCCTCGACCGCCTGCTGTGCGGCTGCCACGCCATACAGGATGAAGTCATCCACCTTGCGGCGCTCCTTCGGCTCCATCCAGTCATCGGGGTTGAAGGTGCCGTTGCTGCCATCGCCATAGGGGATTTCGCAGGCATAATCCGTCACCAGCCGGCTGGCGTCGAACCGGGTGATCGGACCGGCCCCGGATTGCCCGGCCACCAGCCGCTTCCACGTTTCCTCGACCCCGCAGGCAAGCGGCGTGACCATTCCCAGACCTGTCACCACAACTCGGCGCATCTGCATTCCTCCGTCTGAACCATCAACCGCCTGATACACAGTGTTGCCCGTCCAGAAAAGACCGTCCGACACCATTGCCCCGAAACCCGCCACTCCGCAGATCCTCTGGCGCCTCGCGGACACCCCTGCTAAAACCGCGCGGCACGCCCAGAACCCCCGTTTCATCTTGCCCGGCAATACTCCGGGGGTGAAGGGCCGCAGGCCC